CGTTTGCCTGCCTCCATCATCAAAGAAGTTGATGACGTGGCCAGAAACCGTTCGGCTTTCATCCGTGCGGCCATCAGAAAGCACCTGTCCGACGACGCTCCGACCATTGCAGACGCTCCAACTCGTCAACTCATGGCGGCTTTGTCGTCGAGGCCAGACTGTGACGATACGCTGGCCACGTTGCTTCAAGCGATGTTGATGAAATGACCGAATACTGGAAAGAAGCTCAGACAAAATTTGCTGGAAAACGGAAAGATCAGGGACAGAATCTGGAAAGAATCAGACTTTGCCACGTCGGATGAGCGAGTGAGCACGGGTCATGACATCGGATTGAGTCTTTCCTTTCTTCAAAGTCCCGTTCTTCTTGCGAAGGTCGGCGTTTGCCATCTCAAGAGCCTTAGCAAGTTTCTTTGAGCGTGCGCTTTGCTTGCGGCTTTTCCGTCGAGGAGGCTTAGGTTTGACCTCAGACAGTGCTAAGGTCGCCCCCTCGCTCTCTTTGGCTGATTCAAGGAGTCTTCGCAACCCAATGTATTCATCGGGTGTCAACATCATGTTGCGCTCGGCCACGTTGCCCACCTCACGAGGAGAGCAGTTCGGACTGAGTCAAAGCAGCAAATGTAGCGGCATCGGCGATGGCACGGTATCCGTAGAGTTTGCCAGTCATGGCTTTTGCACCGGCGTTCCCAGCACCCTCGACAGCAACGAAGAAGTCGTTGGTGGCGATGATGCCAAGATAATCCATACCGACTGCTGGAGATTCACCAAACATGGCTGAGAAAGCAACGCCACCGTCCACAAAGCCACCGGCCCTGATATCATCACGAGCAATAGCCATCACATTGGGGGTGCTGAGGCTCTTTGCTGAGTCTTGCGACGTGGACGACAACTGTCCACGGACACGGGTATCAGTTGCAGCGATTGCATCGGGGGGCAGAATGTCAAGATTGATTCCAGTAACAACAAACACCTCTTGGTCGAGGACATTGAGTTGAAGGTCAATGCGTTGTTCGGTGTAGGTGTTGGCGGCACTCTCAGCAACTGAGAATGAAACCGTAATCGGGCTAGAGGGCTTGGTTAGACCTTTGGGCATAACTTATCATGATAGGTATCACATTTATTATCTCATGTATTGCATGGAATCAGTGGGGGCTGTCTGCGAGCATAGGATGAGGATAGCGAATCCAGTGCACTGCTCCCCAAATCAATGGCTTTCCTATGTGTGTCTACACACACTTCATATGTGCGAGATACAACGGCTCACCACATGAAGGTCTTGATTGACTTGTTCTGCGGGCTGGGCGGAGCATCTTCGGCGTTTACCGGCACAGATTGGAGGGTTATTCGCATTGACAATAACCCAGAACTACTTGACCACGTCAAAGGAATGTGGTTATTGGACATGAAAGAACCCAAAAATGTCCTCGACTGTATCAGGGCTCACCTGTATGATGTTGACCTGGAGCGATTGGTGGTTTGGGCTTCGCCTCCATGCACTGAGTTTTCAACAAAAAATCCTGCTAGGGACGAATCCACGTTTGATTTGACCCTTCTCAACAACACCGTTTGGTTAATTGACATGCTCGAGGACTACTACAACCTCACAGATTGGTTCATTGAGAATGTGCGAGGTGCTGTCTCCACGTTCAATGATGAATTGGGACACTACAACCAACGAATCGGGCCGTTTTTCCTTTGGGGAAAGTTCGTTCCCGTCGCATGTCTTGACGCTGAGGTTCACCGACACACCAAACCATTCAACAAAACCAACAGTCGCACGCCGTTGCGCTCCAACATTCACGCTCAAATCCCGTATGCTTTGAGTGAGAGCGTTCGGGAGAGCCTCGACCGCCAACTTTCCTTAGCGAGGTGGGTTGAATGAATTGTGATGCTTGCAAACAACCATCCCAAATGGCTCATGAGTGGATAACTTTGACCTTTGAAACGACAAAAAGAACGGAGGAATTTTGTTTCTGTTGTCTTGAATGCTTGACGGAGTGGATTCAATGAAGATGATGATACCCATCAACATCCGTTTGCCTGCCTCCATCATCAAAGAAGTTGATGACGTGGCCAGAAACCGTTCGGCTTTCATCCGTGCGGCCATCAGAAAGCACCTGTCCGACGACGCTCCGACCAT